GGGAACGCAGGGAGTATTCTCTAGTATTCTAGGCATGTCGCAAAACCCTAATTTGGTTACGGCACATGATTCTCCCTCTCGCGTCAGCCCCCCTAACTTAAGACCGTTGACTCCAGGAAATAGTTATAAGATATCCTTGGAGGCATCTAGTAATCCTACACGAAGCGACCAACGCCTAACCTACGCTGTTATTAATAGAACGAAAGATAAGAATTGGGTACAACCCACAGGTAAATGGGAAGCCGTGCCCGCGACATATAAGGAGACTCTCGTTAATGTGATGACCAGCAGCATTACTAGACCTGAACCCGGCTGGGCGATCTTTACGGGAACCATAACGACCTCTTCTATATTTGAACAAGTGGACAATTATCAATTACTTATTTCTCCTGCTAATAAAGGTGCTACCACACGTTCTTCGTATAAAGTAAGGAACATTAAAATAGAAGATTATGAACAAAACCCTACAAAGACGAGTGGGGGGAGACAAGGTAATAAACTCTTCAAGGATCAGGAATACTTATTAGGTATCGACGCAAGGGTCGCCAGGATCGCCGAAGCTAACACTCATCCTGACGAAAAATTGTATGTACGAATCGTAACTGATCCTAAACCTTTTGTCGGGAATGGCTGGTTTTCGTTTGCTAAAAATTGGTGTTATGATTGGGAAGCTAATTCATGGAGTGAAGTTAGAGAAACTGCAAGTGATAGACAATGGAAACAATTGCCTTTCCCGGGAAGCTCTATTAACACTACGCGCCATGTAGTAGAATTTAACACTCTTAACAGCCGCACTCCTCTTAAGTATAGGTCTCTTTCTAAGGACGGTCCCCTGGGAGGATACTTCACATCGGCAGGACCAGTCCATGATGACCAAACTGTATACTATGTAGAGATAGGTAAGCCTGATAAAACGGGAGATTTTAATGGAGTAACATTATTAGGTGTAGATATTATAAATAAAGCCTATAATATTTATGCAGAGGATTACTCCAAAAAAGATTTTGGAGATATATTCGATTTCTTTGACGATTTGAACATTAGTAAATCGTCTAGGGATGCCAGGGATTCGTCCGGTACCTACCTACTATCGGGTGGAAGCCGAAGCGAATATCTAGAATATTGGGGTGGTAGTCACTCAGCCACTAATGGAGTTTACGGATTTAGAGAAAATGATTAAAGGTAATATAGAAATTTTCCAAAGTTATGGAGATACCCATAAGAGTCTTTACAAAGGCTCTAACATGGTGGTTGATGGTTTTAGAAAAACCGTTGCAGACGTAATGACCTATATGCCTAATCCGAGTGCTACTCCTACCTCTATGGAGCCAGGAGTGAGCTCTGTGTCAAGTTATCAAATTCAAGCAATGACGTTAGGTAGCGCTAAAGAAGGTTACTCCCAAAGAGACTCTAGGTTCTGGTATAGTGGAATGGCAGCTTCTGCTCAGAACTATCAACTCTTACCTGTTACTGATAATGCGACCTTCGAAATGTGGGATTGCTATTCTAGTATCGGCTTTAACCAATGGAAGTATGATAATGTAGTAGATGCCAATATGTTAGTTAACCCAACACTAAATGCGCCGTTCATTAGGGAGGCGGGGAGTCCAGTGCCTGGGTGGAAGACAAATTATTTGCATCATGACTCTCCGCGTCTGGTAAGCAGTACCACCGATATTACCTCCGAAGGGGAGATAGATATCACTAAATTTGAGTTAGTAACAGGTCAACAGCAAATAACTCTTCGTCAACAGCTTCCTGAGATGAGGTTAGGTGGTGTATACACTTTATACACTAATGGGAAAGCTCATAATGCTACTATGGATGTTCGCATCTCACGAGGAAAAAATAATATACCTCTAGAATATTATGATTTTTCTACCGAAAAATTTGTTGTCTTAGATAAGGATAATACAAATTTAACCTATACGATACAATTAAAGAACTTCTACGAGGTAGATGAATTTAGATTTCGGCTAAGAGGTAATGAGAAGGACCAAGCGTTCCAATCAAACAACGAATATTTTATTGAATATATTTTTCCGTCTATAGGATTTATAGACGAAAGATTTGCTCCTTGGGATTTTAATTACGTGAATCCTTATATTAATATTGTGCGCCTAGAGATATGTGATGAGCGCCATCAAATTCTTAGGAATCCGAATTTCTTAGAACATCAAAGTATATTGATAAATAACGATTTTGATATATTGAATGAGTTTTCTGCGGACGAGGCTACCAATCCAAGTGTTTGTGCACAAGCTAGATTGTTCAATACCGTGGGATGGAAACAATTAAACCCACTTGTTAGATATTCTGAACACCCAGGTCCCCGGGAGGATAACAGCCACTTAGGCTGTGTCTTCCCTTTATCTGTAAACCACAAAGCGATCAGTCCCACTCAGACGGACGGCGTTGCGCTCTATACATCATCTATTGATTTAGATTCAAGTGGAGCTGCCTTGGTGGAACAAACCTTTAAGTTGGGAAGGGAGTATAGGAATCCTTTTGCATTTGCTAGTAATACTCGTACGGACCCCGAGTTACTAGGAGCCGCCAACGGTCAGTATGATAATAACTCAACGCTCATGATGTCCTTCGATACCCAAGTATCCGGAGAATCTACTGCGGCGAATTGCGGAAATCTCCAAATTACTTTAAGAAGAGATTCCGATAGGTATGAATATAATTTCACTGAGCATAGTACGACTTTGCAAAATGATATCTGGACTCCTAAAGGAACCTCCTATAAGGTTTCTTATGCCGCAAAAGGGACATGGTACCAAAAAGGAGTACAAGTAATTCTCCCTGCGGACGCCAACTACGAAACCTATACAATTAGTATAACGGGTACAGGAAGGAGTGATGTTGCTGGCTTCTGTTATTATTTAATAAGAAATTTTTCTTTGGGACCCCTAGCTGGATGGAGAACTTATGTTTATGACCACAGTGGGATTGCCAAATGGAGCCTTAACTCTAGTCAGGCTAGGGTAAAATCTGGTAATATTTTTTCGGGATTAACTTTAAGCGCTACAAAGTACGGTAGTTTAGCAGCAGGGGGAACCGCTGCTGCTGATGTAACTACATCGATTACTGCTACTAATGTTCCTGCTAAAACACAATTGGTACAAAACTTTGTTGGGCTGGAACCTACCAAAACTTATCGACTAGCAGTAAAGGGAACTTATTTAACGAATACACTACCTCAATTTAAATATAGTTTAAAAGCAAAAGCTAGAACTACGCCGCGTACTAGGAACTATAATATTTTGTCCACATGGATGAAAGATCCTGGAACCGAGATCCTTAATTACAGTGCCCTAAACACTCCTACCAATCTAAATCCTTATTGTACCAATACTGACGCACATAGAGCTACGCACCCATTCTTCTCTAAATCGCTTAATAGTGAAGGCTCGACGCCTTTAGATTGGGGATTATGGGTTGATTCATCTGGCAGCACCACATTCGTACAAAAACCTTCCAATTCTATCACCTCCAGGAACCTCGCAGCTAATGCAGGTGACTACACGTTATCCATGAAAGTGTTCAATAGTCTGGAGGGAAAACCGTCTTACTTTGTATTAAGCTCTATTTCTGGCGCACTGACGTCAACATTTTTTAACTGGGAGACTGCAACATGGGACGCGTTTGGGGCAGGTCAGAAAATTCCTGGCAAGCGCCCCTCATACCGAAACAGCGTGTCCGGCGCGTATTTTCTACCCCTACCGTCTGGAGGCAATACAACTGATTTTACGTCATACACCTACCCACAAACAGTTACCTTACCGCCTTTAGACAGTGGGATACTTTACCACAGAAAGGGGGTCTCCCTGCCTGGCGGTATTGGAGGCGGAGGAAATTATCGGCTGACTGCAGCTGTTTACGGACCTAATGCTGAATCAGGATCAACTTTGATAAGTGACCTAGCACTTAAAGGACCCGGTCTAGGAACCCCTGTGGATATCTGGAAAGAGCTGTATTATAACTTCACAGCCGGTGACTGGCAACCCGAACCCATACAAGTCGCCGATTATTACTCAGAGGATACTGACGATTCTAATGAAAGTTTTATATCATGTCCTCAAGGTCTCATATCAAAAATGGCTCTGTTTGGGTTAGATAGAGATACAGAATACCAATTGAATGTTATAGATGCGGCAGGGGGAGTATACACTATTCATGATATTAGTCTGGTAGACGTGTCCTTTGTAGGTAATAGTGGTAGAAGTAGATGGATTCGGGACGCAAGTAAGTGGACGAGCGAACCTTACGCTCAGGCTCATTACGACGCTTACGATGACGGAGCTGTGTTCAAGCTCCGAAACAGTAATAATGGGTCCAATATCCTGACGGATACCACATCGCCGTCAGCTATGACCACATGGTCGGTTAACGGGAGTATTATGTTTAGAGCTACTTCGGGGGATACAGACACATCTTCCAATCCTATTTTTGTACCTGTAATGCGAGTTGAAGATGAAAAAAGTAGTATGTTTGCTCCATGGCTTACTCAAAACTTTACGTTAGGAGAGTATAACTTAAAAGGGGGAGACATGTTTGCTGTGGGATTGGAAGGGATTGCTTTGGACTCAAGTAACGAGTTTATTAAAATGTCTATAGCCGCTAAGTATAACGGGGTACGTTATGCGTATAACTTTACAACACGACAGTGGAACCCAGGAAAAGAGCGACGAACATCATCATTTGCTTTATATTCCAGGACTGACCAGGACCCTGACGAGTTTTATGCGGACGCTAAAACATGGAATCAATTACTGTCCTCTCCAATTGTGGCTCCCTTATTTGGTCCGAACACTAAAATAACTGTAAGTTTTTTCATTAATGTTGGGTCGAGTGCTGCTAGGGATATAGACATAAAAGATTTTAAAGTTTATAGATGGACAGATACTTCACCCAGTAATTATCATGTGTCGGGACCTACTTTTAATTTCCCAGAGTTTCCGACGCCAGCTGATGCAACTCTTCAATCCGTACAACCATCAGGAAATCCAGGTGAGCTAGGGCACTTCTTAAATAGAATTAATTTCTTTAAGTATTACCCACATAGACTA